ACTCGTACGAAGCTGAAAAGTAAATGTCGCGGTGCGATTGACATCGACAAGGCGGCAGTTTCCAACCCTTTGGGTGGGACTGCGGACGCGCTGGGTATAAGCCTGAGACAGGTTTTACCAGCACTCTGGGAGCTGAAGCCTTACAGCTTTCTGATCGACTACTTTATAAATGTTGGTGATCTGATCAATACTGCGGCGTATGCAGACACAAAGTTTGTCTACGCCAATCAGAGCACTAAACATGAGACTACAGCGGAGATCACAGTTGGTCTGCCGCTGAAGGGTGATGACACCCGTTGGTCCTACAAAGTAGTATCGGTTGGAATACCTCCTACGACGGTTAAGTTGACGTCGTTTCGTTTCGAACGGGTTCCTGTGAACCCTTCGATTGCAACTGTTAGGGTGGTCTTGCCAGCGTTTGGCAGGAAATACGCTAACATGCTCGCTTTGGCCATACAGGCCCTTGCGAGGTAACCTTCTTCATTCCGTGTAAAAGGATTACACCATGGCCGTTTCACTGTCCTCGCCTATTACTGGCGGGGCTCAGACGGGGCTTACGGCCCCAACGTACACGATTGCGGCAGACTCTGCTCCCACTAATGCCAAGCAATGGACCGTGACTGCGCTCGGCGGCACCCAAACGGGTGTTACCGTACATAGTATCTCGGCACCATTTACCCTGACTTATTGGCGCCCCATGATGTACAAACTAGTACAGTGGGTTGCGAATGCAGTCGGCGTCCAGCCGAAGTCTATTCCCCGCAATGTCCATAAGTTCATCGTTCGCAAGAGCGTGAACTTGAGTGCCACAGTTTCGTCCACCCTGGTGGCTTCGGTTGAGATCTCGGTCCCTGCATCCGCAGAGACTTACGATCCAGCCAACTGCCGGGCGGCAATGTCAGCCCTAATAGGGGCCCTTAATCAGCAGTCTGCTGGCTGGGGTGACACCCTTGTATCGGGAACACTCTGACATATTTGTGGCTTCCCTTTGTCTCCTTATGGGAGCTCTCGTTGGATGTACTCTATCCTTGATCTTTATAACGTCCTTTGTACGGACATCCATGACATCAGCCCTAGAATCGGTCGAAGCTTGCCGGATTCCCCAGTTGGAAAATTCGGAGAATTCAGCGACTTCGCCGACATCACCCCGGCTGAAGCAGCAGCGCTAGCTCTTGCCAAATCCATTGGCAAGAAGTGCACGGACATTGTCGATGATAATGCAGTCGACAGATGTTTGCTATCCTTCTTCGAGGCGAATGCGTCTTGCGGTGAATGGCGGCTTCCTGCCGCTGTTGTACCGCCAAGGCGTGTCGTCGAGGGTCGTCTTACCGACAACCCGTTGTATGAAGGCATTGAAGCGGCTTGGAGCCGCCAAATGATAGAGCTTGTGAAAACGTGCCTTCGGGATACGTTTTCACGCCCTACACCCATTGAACTGCTGAGGAGGTTCCCCGACTTTGAAGGCGAAAGCCCGTGGTCGTGGGAGAACATCTTCCTTTGCGGGAATATCGGGCCAGGGGCTGCGATATCGGCGTCCGGTCCTAGCTGGTATGATAAATTCTACCAGTCTACCCTGACGTATACTTCCGTTGATTTACTGGAGGCATACATCGAATCACTGCCATTAGGATCCGTTCGAGAGTTCGCTGAGAACCAGCGTAACTTGAGTTTTGGTACTATGGCAGTCGCAGGAGGAAAATTCGGTACCGTCCCGAAGTCTTTCGTTACGGATCGGTCTATTGAGACACAGCCATCTCTTAATATGTGGGCCCAAAAAGGGCTCGCAGAAATAGCTGATGCTTTCCTAAACCAAAAGTACGGCTTTAACCTCCGTTTTCAGCCCGCGATTAATGCGGAGCTGGCGCGTCGTGGTTCTATCCACGGTAATCTGGCCACCATTGATCTTAAGGATGCGAGCAATCGCATTCCTGACGGATTCATCAAGTGGGCTTTGGAGGGTACTCCTTTTCTCCGGCAGATGGAACTTTGCCGAACAGAGAAGATACTCATGCCTTGGGGTGGATGGCTTAATCTTCACCTGCATTCAAGCATGGGAAACGGGTACACTTTCGTTCTTCAAACAGCTGTGTTTCTTGCCGTCGTCGAAGCGATGTATATTTACCGTCACCGTGACATGTTTAAGGTGCCGATGCCATCGGTGCCGAGATCTGTTGCGGATCTCGCATGGGAACATCTCCAGCATGAATCTCGCTGGTACACTCGCGTGCGCGATATCCCTAGTTTGGGTATCCTTGATCCTACGAATCCCCAAGCAAATTGGCAAAAGGCTCTTGAGCCTCTAGCTTTACCTGATTGGGGTGTGTTCGGTGATGACATAATATGTCCCACCGAGTTTTACGAGGAGACGGTCAAAGTATTGGGCTTGATAAACGCCCGAGTTAACTTCGACAAGAGCTTTCATACCGGGCTCTTCCGTGAGTCCTGTGGTGCCGATTGGTTTGCTGGATCCCTCGTTAGAGGCGTCTATTGCAAGTCCATGAAGACTACGCAGGACAGAGTGATCACCCTGAACAGGCTGATCGAGTGGAGTGCTGTTACTGGTTTGGCGGTTCCCAATGCCAGCCGATATCTGTGGAAATCCGTGCGTAAGGACGCTGTTACTGTCCCATTGCATGAAAGCCACGATGCCGGACTGCGGGTACCGTTAGATTGGCATAAGCCTCTGCCGAAAAGTCAGTCAGTCTTAGCCACTGAGAGGCACATTCAGTCTAGGATACATACGTACATATCCTACGTGCCTATCGTGAAGAAGAGAACCTTCGAGGGTGCCCAGACCTCTATTTATGGCTGTGGTATCCTTCTAAGCATGATCAGGGGTGAGACTCGCTCAGTATTATCTGTACATCCGGATACCGAACGGGTTGCAGGTAAGGGTCGATGGAATATCCGCAAGTATTCGCTCACTGAGCGACAAACGGATACGACCTATGAGTCGAAATGGTGTTGGACTACCTGTTGGAACAACACGCTTCATCCGTACTACAATGCCGCACAAATGGACGCGGCACTGCTTAGAAACCTCGGATCATTACCGAGATAGATAAGCATCACATCGGATGTAATCCCTAA